GGGCGACCCTACGCAAAAGCATATCGTTCCTACAAGGGAAATATGCCCAGGAGAATATACGTGTGATACTCCGGATATTCCATCCGGGCGTTACTGTGTGGTTTGGTATGACGCAGAACATCGCGTATGCGGTACAACAGCGGACAAGTGTATATTCAATGAGACGGCGTGATTTCTTAAAAGCGATGGCAGTATGGAAAAGTTGACAGACGAAACAATCGTAGAGACGTGTAAGGACTTCCGCGACGATTGCGAGATGGGCAACGCCGATTTGTTCGCGCGCATGATAGTCGCCGAGGAATACAAAATAGGCAAGCAATGGCCTCGCGACGTTAAGGCGTATCGCGAGAGCAATAAGAAGTTTTGCCTGACCATTCCCTTGGTCAAGCCTACGATTAAGCAGGTTGTTGGCTCACAGATACAGAATCCCAAAGACGTTACCATCCTTCCCGAGTGCGGCAGCGGCAGTGATACTGGCGCGAGGGTGCGGACGCGGCAGGTCAAACATGCTATGGACTCGGAACACGCGGTTTTCGAGACTACACAATGGTTTGAGGCCGGGCTGACGTCGGGCGTGGGCTTTATTGGTGCGTTTATAGACAGGCACGAAGACCCGTTGCACGGGAACTTGGTTATAGAGCGGCTCAACGAATTCGAGTGCGGTCTGGACCCGAATTGCAGCGCTTACGACATCAACAGCTATACTCATGGGGCGAAGTATTTCATTTGGGAGCCGTGGGTTGATAAGAATTTGGTCGAGGAGCAATATCCCAAGCACAGGCAAGAGTTGGTTTCCGCAGGCGGAGGCATGTCGATTACCTATAAGAGCGGGTTTCTGTCGTGGCTAATCGGTTCGCTCCGGGACGCCGCCGCGTCTATTACGGGCCATCAGTCGTCGGCGGCGGACAGCACGTCGAAGTACAAATACAAGGTTACGCATACGTGGTGGCGCCGGCCGAAAACATGCGTGGTGTTATACGTAGAGGGCGAACCCGAATACGATGCTCTGACGTTGGTTAAGGATAAGGACATCCGGGACGCCAAAAAGATGGCGAAACAGCATCCCGATAAGCTGACGGTTAAGGATGTTGTTGTAAACGTGATGTGCCATACAATCAGGGTCGGTGATTTGCTTCTGGACCACATCGAGGATGAGCTTAACGGGGTTATGAAGTACCCGATAGGTGTTTACAGCCCGTATTTCGATAACGGTTATCGCGCCGGCATGGTCGAGGACATGATCGGCACGCAGGACGAAATCAATTGGGGGCATTCGCAGAACCTTCAAATTATCAAGCATTTGTCAACGTATCACTGGTTGATTGGCAAGGACACCGACGGCACATTCATGGAGTGGCTGGAGGCCAACGCCGATCAGGACAATCTTATAATCGACGAGAGCAGGGGCGACGGTAAGGTTGAAAAAGAGCAGTCCAAGCCGTACCTATCCGGTTTGGACAGGTTCGTTGAAATAGCTAAAGAGAACCTGAAGCTCATTACGAACGTTCGCACCGAGGACCCGGCGTTTGACAGCAAGAACATGAGCGGCAAGGCCATTGCGCTCAAGCAGATTAACTCACAGACCGGCCAGGCCGCCATATTCCAGAATTTCGATTATTCGCTTAATATCTTCGGTCAGCTCATTGACGAAATCATCGTCGCCAACGAAATCTATAGTCCGGACGAGATCAGGGCTATCGTGGAGGACGACGATTTGATAGACGCCACGCTGATGTCGGAGGCAAGGACTCAGGTAATGAGCATTTTAGAGCAGGGCGGTATCGAGATGCCGCAACTTCAGATGATGCAGCCCGCCGTCGAGGGCCAATCGTCCCCGGAGGCAGGTTTCTTTGACAGGCTTAATGCCGCCATAGACCAGATCGCAAGACCTTTCGCCGAGGAAATGCTGCTCGAAGAGATACACAATTTGCGTAAGGGCCGGTACACAACCAAAGTTGCCTTGAGTCCTTATGCTACGACGATGCGCATGGCCGAATACGGAGAGGGCATGGAATTGAATAAGGCGCTGATTGAGTCCGGACACCCGCCGCTTTCGCGTAAGCGTTTGATTTCCCTGTCGGACATCAAGGACAAGGAAGAAATCCTGCAAGAAGACGAGGCCATGCAGCATCAGATGATGCAGATGGCCGCACAAGAGAAGGGGGCGGCATGAGCAATACGCCAACAGACGCAGACTGCGAGGCAATGTCGCTTTCTATTGCCCGGCAACTATTGCTTCTATCCAGGCAAAATGATTCGTCGCGGCTTCTCGGATTCTTATTGGGGCCAAGCAGGCTCACGCGACGCTTAAAGGCCGATTGTGCTCGTTATGAACAGAACTACTATCGAACAGTATTGAAGGGGGCGGTGGTATGAGTAGTGCTGGAAAGATAACGATCAGCGTAGCGAAACAGGGCTATCCTGTGTGGTGTGACTTGTATTATAACGATGAGAGGATTGCAAACTTACATCATTGCGAATTATCCGACCTCGCTTATGCTGCACGCAAGGCAATGCGCGAAGCGGAAATTGCATTAGGTGATAAAGATAAACATGAGGTATCTACAGCATGAATACATGGTGGCATAATGGGTAGAATCTATACAGTTGGTTGCCGAGATTGCAAAGTTACCCGCGACCTCGACAAGTTTCGCACACTAAGGACTGTAAAGGACCGTAAAGATGCTTTGGATTTGGCCGATGAGATTCAACAGTCTGGCTCTTTCCGGGCCGCGCTCTTGTGTTCTTTTCTATGGGAGCACAGAGGGCATAACTGCACAGTGTTTGCGGAAGACGATGCAGCCGAAGCGGAATTTGACTGCGATAACAACGACAGTAGCTTCTGGGATTCCTGATGAGTAAACGAAAGAACTTCAATATCAAGATTAACCCGCCTCATCGCAGTCGCGGTGACACCATACGCGGGTGCAACGTGGGTTTTGAGCCGAAGTACCGGCAGAGAACCGAGGGTATCGGCCAGTCGCTGCAAGACCGCAAGGATTCTATACGGAAGTACAGCGATGCCTGGGACCGGATATTCGGGAAAAAAGAGACGGCATGAAACATCATCGACCAATGAACAGGATGTATAGAAGATTCCTGATGCAGGCAGCGGCCTCCGATGCCGCCGAACGCTGGTTGCATTACGCCATTGCTCGCCACCTATGTGACAACTTGCCGCGACTGACGGACCTTATGGACTGCGGTAGTATTATCCGTATAGAAACGACGGAGACGGCAGTATGAGTAAAATGAGCGAAGAACAACATAAAGTCCCGGAATTCAAGCCGGAATATTTCTGGGCATTTGTATCTCTAATGCTCTACAAGACGGGCGGTGTCGAGATAGTTACAGCCGAGCAGCTTGAAAAGTTCAATCCCGACGAAGGCCCGGAAGTCCTTTACGACCACGAAAAGGACGCATGGATAATACAGTTGCAGGAAAAGCACCGGCCTACGGTCGTTACCGTGCCGAAGAAAATCCTGAGAAAGACGCCGAAGATAATCAAGTCGTAAAAATGAAATACCTACTGGAACGTGAATGGTCAATGGGATGTGGAGGCGATAAGAATCAGGGTCAGTGTCCTGATTGCTGCGGACTATCGCCTGCGTGGGTTGCTCAAGAAATACACAGAAACCGTGGCGTAGCGGAGCACAATCCTGACGGGTTGCTTAGTCCGTGCGGTCCGGCTGGACACCACGATGATTGTCCGTTGGCAGCCGCGCTGATATCTGTTGGAGGTAAAGTTGTATTTAAGTCTCAACAAGATACACAATTGCCTAATGAATTATACGTTGAACTCATGGCGCGCCAAATAAACGAATGCTCGTATTGCAGAAGATAGTGATTGGATTATCAGGACGCCAAACGGCTTTGAACTATGCAAGAAAGACGATTTTGAAGACATTTACGAGGAAATCCAATGACCGGCACAGAATTAGACCAGTTGGAGGCCGAACTTTTGGAGGAAGAGGATAGGCAAGTAATGGGTTGCGGTGTGGCGCTAAGTGGGTCTCGAAGATGTGGTGACGGCTATTTATGTTACAAATGCAATTACGGAGACGGTATCGACCCGCGATTGCCTAAGCATTTACTTATTGATACAAGGAGTTGAAATCAAATGACAGACGAAGAAACACGGGAACTCGACGATTTGAAGGCCAGATGCCTCAAGAAGAACGGCGAACCCCGCAAGGACGCTGAGACCGCCGACCTCGAAAGGCTCAAGGAATTGTGCGAGAAAGAGGGCATGACTGAGCCTTTATCGCCGGATGAAAAGGAAGAACTTGATGCGCTCGAAAAACGGGCCAGGTCGGGCCGGCGCGTTCATCAGCCGTCGCCGGTGGAGATGGTAAGGCTCGGCAAGTTGAGGAAAAGGGAGTGATATGGGATTTTACTCTCGCAAATCACTGCGAAAGAGGATATTAAACCTCCAACGCGATCTGTCCGAGGCAAAAGAGAAGAGCCTTGGTTACGGGCGGTCAATTGCACATTTACTCGATTTGCAGGACAGAGATGCTGCTAAATACGCTGCGTTGGTGAAAAAATACGACGAATTAAAACGCCAATATGTTACGGATAGGCTACTCGCCAAGGTGGCGGAAGGGTTAAGCAAAAGAAGTGTCAATGACGCCGGAACAGGAAAAAACTCTGTCTCGCGCCTGTGCGATGATTAAGCGCAGTCTCGCGGGGATCAAGCGGGTGGTTATCCACCTTGCGCCAGACGGCCAGAAGGATACCGTAGACTACGAGATTCACGGCAAGGTCAAAGTGAAGGAGAACCAATGAAAGCGACAATTGCAGTAGCAATAACGTTGGTGGTTGTGTGTTATATTGGCTTCTGGCTCGATGCGAGATGGATCACGCACGTTGTTGATAGCGACGCTTCCGGCTTGATGGATGACAACAGTATCGAGGACACAATTGATCCTATGCCTATACCCGATTTAAGCTGGCAAGAGGAGGACGACCAGCTCGATGTTTATATAACGGACGGGAACGACATTCGTTGCGAGGGGGCCACAAGTGCGGAGCACGCCCTGCGGATCATATTGGATTGTATGAGCACTATTCACGGATTTGGTCCAGACATAGACTATGGGTGTGCGAAGATCATTTACGACGATCCGAATGAATATATACGGCGCGATGTCAACACTACCGAGGCGGACATTAAGGGTTTGCAGGTCGAAGTTGAGGCCTTAACCGCCCGCATCGAACAATTGGAGCAAACAGCGGTAAAATGGGACGATTTCGGCAGTGGCATCGACACAAATGATTACATTTTTACGGTTCCGACGAATGTTGTAATTACTACTGATGAGTGCTTGAAATGAACCAAATAATCGCAAATGAAAACCCGTTAGACGTTAAGCAGAAGGTCGAAACTTTAGTTGTTGACAGCTTTAATGGTAACGTGCGGGTATTCATTAAGGAAACTGAAGAAGTACTTTTGCAGGATATGAGTTTGGCGTTTTTTTGCACGCCAGAGGGCAGGCAGAAAGCAATAAGACAGATCAATGAGAAAGGGTATAGCGTGCCGGATTATTGGCACACAGAGCAAAACTTAATCAGTTCCTTAGCAACTTCTGTCGAGTGCGACTGATATAAGCAAACACAACTGATTTGATTACGGGAGTATCTGGAAACAGGCTCCGGCAAGCTCAAGCGAGCGGCCGGAGCTTTTTTTATTGGACAATCGGGCCCCACAACGCCGGGGCGGCTATGGCGGTACACGCACGTCGACGGGCGGTAAATCGTCGGCCCTGACAACGGACAGGATATTCCGGTACGAGGCAGTCTCAGCCAGAAAGAACGGAGTAAAAAGGAAATGGAACCAGAGAAGCAAGAAGAAACCGTAGTGGAAGCGACTGAACAGGTCAAAACAGAGCAAGAGTCGGCCCCGGCAAATGAGCCGGGGCAGGATAAAGGGGCCTTGGCGCCGGACGATACAAGCGCCGAGGCCCAGCTTGCCGCCGAGGCGCTTGAAGCCGCCGATACTGTCCCCGTAGGCGTAGTGGCTGGCCTTCGCGCCAGGAGTCGCGGCAAGGACGAGGTAATCCGCGCCAAAGACGAGTTAATCAACAGGCTACAGGCCGAGATCGAGCAGCGTAAAACCGTTGCGCCTACCTTGAGTCCGGCACAGCAATTCATTCGGGATAATGAACTTTTCGACCCTGAATCCCAAGCCTTGCCGGCAGCGATACAGATTGCCCAGGACCAATGGAAAGAGAAACAGGCAGAGGAAAAGGCCCAGGCCGAAGCTGTGGCCAGGCGCAAGGAGATGGGCAATAGGTCTTATCGAGAGGCCAAAGCGGCCTATTCGGATTACGACGATATCGTCGCGTTGGGCCAGCAATATCTTACGCCGGGAGACAAACTCGATATTGCCAGCGCCGATGACCCGGCGACGGAGCTTTACAGGCGTTCCATATCCAGGACTCTTGAGTCTAAGACAGAGGACTCCGAAGTCCTGCGCAATCACCTGAAGTCGAAGCTGCCCACAAAGAAAACTGTTCAGCCGCCTCCTGTAAAAGAAAACACACAGGAGCGGGAAGCACCGGCCTCACCGCCAAATGAAGAGCCTGAGTACGAGAATATGAATCCTCGTCTCGCTCATATTTGCAACGCATTTGGTGTGTGAGGATTGTTGTTCGTGTTCCCGCTGTAAAGAAAGGAACACAAAATGGAAACGAGTTATGCTTTTACAGACCCTCGTGCGCAGACGGTATGGGCGAAGAAGCTCTTTGAGTACGCCATGCCGAACGTTTTGCTCGCCGCATTGATGGGTAAAAATGCCAACGCCTTTATTCATGTGAGTAAGGAGTTGGTGGAAAAGGTCGGAGCCACCATAATCTTTAAGGCCCGGCAGAGACTGGACAACGCGGGTGTCGGCGACGACGGCGATACCAGGAATAGTGAAGGCCAGATCAAGCGAAGGAATATGACGCTTGTTGTGCATGAGCGTGCAAATTCCACGGTATCGGCCGGCAGGATGAGCGAAAAGCTCACCGATTCCAATTTCCGCGAAGATTCCAAGTTGGAACTTGGCGATTGGGTGACCGAGTGCATCGAGGACGATACTGCCACGGCGATATTTGGCCTCTATAACGAGAATTCATCCAGTGGCGATATTGAGACCGTCAACGAAAATTACCCCAGCGACAACCGTATTTACTACGGTGGCCAGAACGCCGACGGAACCCTTGCCAACAGCGGGGCCAGCTTCACAACCGACGCGCTTTTGACTGCGGACACAACTGCAAACAATTTGATGGGCACGAACCTCCTGAGCGCGATTCGCAGGCGGGCCGTTAACGCGCAGCCGCGATTCAGGGCCGGTAAGATAACCGACCTGTCGAAACAGACTCCCCACGACGTCCGTCACGGCATTCCGGGGCCTCTTGTCGGGGAGTTCTTCATCGTTTTGCTGCATCCCTACCATATCAAGGCGATTCGGGCCGAGAGCGGCACAACGGGCTGGGCAGCGATGGTGGCGGCCGCCCAGAATCGCGGCAATCAGAACCAGATATTCACCGGGGCCGCATTCATCTGGGACGGTATGGTCTGCTGGGAATACGACAGGTGTCCGACACGCACCGGAGCCGGCGGAACCACGCTTGCCGAGGGCTTCAAGCTCAACGCCGGCAGGACGGCGACGTCCGACGCCTGTGCAAACGGGAGGACCGTAGCACGCGCAGCGCTTCTCGGTTCGCAGGGTTGCTGCTTCGGATGGGGTATGTTCCCGCAGTGGAGCGAAGACTTCGTAGACAACAACAAGGGCAAAATCAAAGTTGACATGATCTACGGCGCCGAGCGCACGGGCTTCAATGCCCACGGGACCAGTACTCGCGGCGAGGACGAGGCTATTTACATCATTGATACCGAAGTCCAGGTGGATGCCTAACAGTAAATGACAATCTCAATTTAGGAGATAGCAAAGATGTTTAGAACAAAGCTTTTCAATCTGGCGGCTTTGGTCGTGTTTCTCACGGCCGGATCCGCCGCAATGGCCCAGAGGGGCGGTATTGTTTACCATGAAGTTCAGGTGCAAGACGAGCTGGGCCGAGACGTTACTTCGATTAGCACCGTAACGGTTTACGCGCCCAGTACAACCAGCGCCGCGACGATATACATGGACGCGGCCCGGACGAAAGAAATCACGCAGCCGTTAACTTCGTCCTCAGACAATACGACACTAAGTAACGGCAGTTTCTACTGGTATGGCCCGGACGGATGGGATTATACCATCGGCGACGGGACGAATACCCATACCAACGGAGGCCACGCCTCGCTGAACGCCAGTAACAACGTGCTGATTTTCCCCTCGTATTTGCAGTCGATTTCCTCGACTACTTATACCGATGCGCAGACGGCGACGTTCGGCAGCGGCTCGGACTGGGTTATTCAGGGCGGGGCCACGGCGGACCTTTTGAGCTTTACCCCGGCCTCGGATAACGCCGAATTTAGAATCGGTGCTTCGGGTACATCGACGAACTCCGACTTCAATGTATATGTTGGTGCGTCCCTGGGACTGAAGCTGGATGCAGGCACTCCGTCTCTCACATGGGACGGCGGGGCTGCAACGCTCAACCACAATTCCAACTTCAACGTCGGAATCTGTAGCGGCACATCGACGGGCGCTGTAACGATTGGTAGCAGCACTTCCGGTGCATGGGCGATTGACGGCACTGCCGGCGGTACTATAAACGCCGACGATTCCATCGGAATCACCTGCACAGCGGGTACTATCGACATCGACGCGACGGGCGGGGATCTGGGTATCGACGCTACTACCAAGTCGATTCTCATAGACGCCGGCGAAGCCGCCGATGATGCTATCACGATTACAGCCACAGGTACAGCCGGTGGTATTGACATCACCTCGCTTGGTGATATTGATATTACCACCACAGGCGCGGCAGGTGAGGATATTACCATCACCAACACCGGCGGCTCGATTGCCATTACGGCTACTGAGAACGTCCAGAATGGCGTCCATATCGAGGCTAACGGCGGTACGAGCGAGTCGATTAACCTCTACGCCAATCAGGGGACCGGGGCTTCGGCGGCTACCGAGCACGACGCCTCTATTCAGCTTCAATCGGATGTTGGCGGTATAGGTCTATATACCGGCCTTAACGCGGCCAATGCTATCCGTTTGGAAACGAACGGCGGTACGAGTGAAGGGATCATCTTGCACTCGAATCAAGGCACGTCCGTTACCGAAGGTTCGGCGTCTGTTCAACTGTTGTCCGACGCTGGTGGAATATGTCTTGAGTCCAATGCGAATCTCGCACAGGCTATCAAGCTGCTGGCCGATGGCGGAACGACTGAGACCATTACGATTCAGGCCGATCAGGGAACTTCAACTACCGAGGGCGCTTCGGCAATTGAGATACTTGCCGACGTCGGCAGTATCGAGTTGAAGTCAGGTCTTGACGGCGCAGATGCTATTAACATCATGGTCGATAGCGGTACTTCCAGCGGTATCACAATTTTCAACGATACCGGAACCGGCGATGAGTCAATTTTGCTGTCTTCGGACGTCGGCGGCATTACAGTCAATGCAGCCGCAGGTTCGGTTGATATCGAGGCCGTTGGCGCAACCGCCGGCGATCTCGGCCTTACCGCAGGTGATGATATGACAGTTACCGTCACCGGCGACCTGGCAACGACCGTAACCGGCTCGGGCGCAGTGACCGCAGCGGGGTATACCATCACCTCGACCGGCGCTATCAATACCAACGGGGCTTTCTATGAAACCAGTCGGGTCACTGAGAGCCATAGCGCAAGTCACACCATTACGGACCCGACGGACATCGGGACGCTAATGCTTGTCGATACGGCGGCGGTAGTTATCACCTTGCCCGCCGTAAGTGCCAATGCAACGTATTCGGTTATGAACGTAGGCGCAGACGGCACTGAAATCCACGTTAATCCGAATGACAACGACAAGATTTGTGGTGGTTGCGGATTTGCAGCCGCCCTTGACGACGGCGATTGCCTTACCAATACCGGGGCGACTGCCGACTATGGCGACATGGTCGAATTGACGTACTTCGACGGCACCGGATGGCTCATTACCAAGATGGTTGGTACGTGGGCGGACGGCAGTTAGATAAGTGTTTAACGGGCGTGGGGTTCTCGATTCCTCCTTCCGGGAACCCCACAGCCCCTTTTCCAATGATATTGAAGGAGGACTCGGAAGGAAAAACAAAATGAGACTTAGAGCTATTGTAATGCCGGCGGTATTCACTGTTTCACTGGCTATGAATGTATGGCTGGTCAACGGACATTTACAGGATAGATATTACGCCAAAGGCGTTAAGGACGGCAGGGTAAACCTGGCAAACGCGGTGGTGTCGGAAGTCGAAAAAACCGGGCGGCTGACCGTAACGGGCAAAACCGGCAGGAAGTATCCCATGCAGGTTGTCGTATTGGAAGCTCCGCCGCTGCCGCCAAAGCTCCCGGTTGACCCCAACGGGAAGTAACTATTATGGCAAATGAAGTCTATACAGACTGGCCGTCAGGCGAAAACGTGTACTACATCGTCAGGCTAAAGGGCGGAACCGTATGGTATCCGGCAGGGCAGGCTTTTGAGGGCTGGGGCGACTCTTCGCATACCCGCGACGATTACGATATACCCCTAACGGATCGTGGCGGCGATTTTTACGAGGCCGATTTCGATACGAATATTCCCGCCGGCAGGTATACTGTTCAGGTGTTTGTCAGGCACGGCGCAGCTCCTGCATCCACCGATACGCTTCGTTCGTCCGCCGATTTCCGATGGTCCGGGGCGGGAAGAGTGGGCGGTGGTACGGTTATTGGTTCAGGTGTGGGAATATCGGCGGGCGGCGTTTTGACGTTCGTCAATAGGCGCTTGCGCCGCAGCGAGACCAATATCGACACTGAATTACAGTCCGTACTCGACGATCTTTCCCAGGGCCCGTACATAGCAGGTGTAGACGAGAGCCAGAGCATTTCAGACGACGAAGAATACCTCGCCAAGCCCGATGAGTATTTTTCGATGATTTCGATAGTGCTCAACGACGGCACGAGCGACAGACCGCCGTTAAAGCCGTTTCCCGGAGGGTACAAGGCATACAAAAAAGAGCGGGGCAACGTTTCGTCGGTTTACACCAGCCATCCTATTTACTATGTGGTATGGGGCGATTATATCTGGCTTTACCCCATACCCGGCCAGACGTATACGGCGAGAATCGACTACCACAAAGTCCACGCGCAGGACGTCGATACCATTGAGTTCAGCGACGAATGGCGGCGGGCAATCAACTTCGGCACAACCTTCGAGGTCGCCGCTACATACAAGCTTCCAGACCAGATAGCCATGTGGAGTCAGCGATACGAAGCGGAAAAAGAACGGCAACGGCTGGCGCATCCGGGCGTTCCGAGAATAGTGGGAACCTAAATCATGAAAGAGCTATTGCAACTCATACGCAAATCGAAGACCGCCAAGAGCGGTCTCGGAACCATATTGGTGGGTATCCTTATCCTTTTCGGGATTACCGATGCTGCGCCGCCGCAAACCATAGACGACATCGGCAGCGAGCAGACCAATTCCACCGAAACGGTAATCGGGCTTGGAGCATTGCTTTCCGGGGCGCTGGCCGTCAAGGGCAGAAACGATGTCGAAAAACGCATGAAGGAGGGTGATAAAGATGAAACGGCTTAAAATATTTCTCGTCTTGCAGTTTCTTTTGCTTGCAGTCGTTACCATTACCGTCTCGGCTCAGCACAGCCTCAAAATCCGTTCGCTATTGGGCAGCGTTCTTCCGGCGACTACGTTTTCGTATACACTTGACTGCGCGAGTCCGTTAGGCACCGATGCGCCCTCGACGCTGGACAACAAGATCAGAGAGACGCGATACGGGTTCCAGGAAAGGCTTAACGTCGATCACATATTCGGCCTGACCGGCACGCAGATTTCCGATGAGGACACGGGCTACCACAGGGATATTCACTTCTACTCTACTACGGCCACCGACCCGATTTTAGGCGTTACCGCCGTTAGCGGTGTTGATGAATTGAGGTACACAAATTCCGACGGCAGTAGCTTCTATCTGACTTCCGGCGGCACGCTGAATATCGGCAGTTCCGACCTTCTCGGCACTCTCGCCAATAACACGTACTTTACGGCCGTAGACTCGGCGGGCACGGGCACGGTCGAATTGATAAAGGCCAACGGTTCGGACGTGGCGGTAATTCCCGACGGTTCGGAACTCGCCTCGAGCGCAGCGCCCACCGCAGACGCCGATATTGCCAATAAGAAGTACGTGGACGACAACACAACGATGGTCCCGGCGGTGTCCGGTGCGGGGGCCGGGTATGCAGGAGAGGAAAGCGTAACGTTTCCCAACGGCGTTATTCTCAAAATGGGCGCGACGACTTACGCATCGAATCCGCAGACGATAACCTTCGGTACGGCATTTCCCACTGCAATTGTATCGGTAGTAGTGACCCCGCACGACAATACGAACAGCGAGGAATATGTAACGGCCTATTCCACTACGAGCTTTACGGCCCAGGCGGCTTCGTCGGCCCCGACAACGTGGTTGTGGATGGCTATGGGGTACTAAGTAATGGCGGTAATGACCGAGCGAAAATTTGGTATTATCTCGGACCTCATGGGTGTGGCTGAGGACTTTCCTACGGTCAAGATGCCTTCGGTGTATTCACCGTCTTCGTCGAATACGTTTCTTCAGTACGGCATGGTTAGGGCTATGCCCGGTGCGGCGGCGACGTTCCTCGATGGCGACGGCGATAAGGTTCAGACCCCGGACGCCAACCCGATAATTCACTTCTGGCGACACGTTGCAGCCGATGGTACGGAATATGTTTTTGTCTTCACTAAGGCACACGTCTATATCTGGAACGATACCACCAAAGCCTATACGACGATGCACACCTGCGATTCCGACTGTACGATGTGGGACACGGTTAGTATCAACGGGCACGTCATTTCAACCAACAATGTCGATAAGATCCAGGACTGGTCGGAAGATACGCCGGCGACGGTCTTTGCCCCCCTGGACACGGCGTCCGGCCTGAGCCTCGGAGACGGCACCTACGTTACGGCAGCGAAGTATCTCGCTACGTGCGAAGGCTATCTGTGGGTTCTCGGCACAACCGAGGGCGGTTCGAGCTATCCCCGTAGAGGCAGGTGGAGTACTTACAACGATTACACCGACTTTGATGCTACCGGCAGTGGTGATACCGGAGCCAAAGACTTCCTTGAAGGCTCAGACATAATCAAGGGCACGGGCAAGTACACATACGGCGGAGTCGATATACTGGTAATCTTTAAGGGCGAAAAGAACATCTACATGGCATGGCTGGTGGAAAGCGACGACGTGTGGAATATCACCCGCGCCGAGGGCAACGTCGGCCTTCTTGCCACGCACTCGGTTTGCAACGACAAGGACGGCAATTTGTATTACATTGCCAGTGATTATACCGTGCGCAAGCTTCACCACGGAGTAATCAGCGAGAGGATCGACAAGATAATTAAGAACATTTCCGTGACGTATCAGGACTATATCGAGGCCACTTACATCGACCAATACAATCAAATTTGGTGGTCTATTCCGTCGGCGGCAGGTTCTACCGGCAACGATAAGGTCGTTGCCTATAACCTCAATTACAGGATTTGGCATCCTTATTCGTTTAGTATCAGGGCGTTCGGCGAATGGTCGCAACAAACGAGCTATACCATCGACGGACTCGATGCGATAGGCGACACCATTGACGGTCTTGACGCGGAAATCAGCCAAATAGACTGGGTCTCTTCGCTGGCGGGCTTTCCTCTGGAACTCGGCAGTGATTACTCCGGATATGCCTACAATCTGCACCAGTCCGAGCAGGATATGGGCAATGATATTACCAGGGATTTTGTTATCGCCACGCATCTGACCGACGGGATATCACTGCCGCACTTCAAAAGAGTGAACCGCATACAGAGCTTTTTCATGTCGAGAGCGGCGGACGAAAGTCTCGCGTTAAGCGTAAAAGAAGACAATGAAAATGAATATACCAGTCTCGGCAATGTGAGTATTCAGGGCACTACAGCGGCCATTATTAGCGACGAAATGACTCCGGACCTCAGGGCTATGCACTTTTTATTCAAATATTCGGGGACGTCGCTGTTCGATTTCATAGGTGTATATTTCGATTTTTCTTTCGATGGGACACTTTAAGCAATGGCGAAGATGGCAAAAACAATAAATTTGCAAAGGATAATCAATCTTGAGGATGTCCGGCGCAACAACGTTGCTATTGAGGCGGCGTATCGCAATATCCACAATGACGTTATCTGGGCTTCGGAGGTTCGCAGACGGGCAGAGCAGGAAGCGCCGGGCTACGTGAAACTGCTGTCGCTCGACGGTACGGCATATTACCTATTCGCTGAAAACGACGGGACATTAAGAGTCCATACTTCGGCGCCGACGGCTAATGACGACGGCGACGTAGTCGGCGATCAGACAGATTAAAGAAAGAAGGTGAAGCAATGAGTTGGACAAGCCACGCATTTCCCTTAAAAGATGCTATTAGTAAGCTTTTCGAGGTTCCGGACCCGGATACTTTTATTACCGACCCATTGGCGCGGAATAAATTCAAGGCATCGGACTACCTGACGGCCCTGCTGGATAAGAAAGTGCCAAAGCAGGGTGTAGCTGGAATGTCGGATATCGAGAGTTACGGGCAGGACTATCTCCGCAACTATGTCACCGGCGATATGCCGGGCGGCGTGTCCGGCAGTTACGACTATTACCGGCAAATACTCGACCAGCCCGCCGATATTACTCAATTACCGGGATACAAGGGTGTAGTTAATAGCGTTGGTGCTATGACCGATGAAGCCGTGAACAGGGCCAACAGGCGTACCCAGATGTCCGGCATGGGCGCGTCCACGCCCCAGGGCAAGGCCGTCGGCAAAGAAATTGCGCTCGGCGGCCAGAGGATGCTGTCACAATTAGCTCCTTACGCCGAAGCGGAGCGCGGGCGGCAGTTCAATGCGGCCCAGATGCTCGCCGAAATTGCACAGCTTCAGGAAATGCTGCAACAGGGCAGGCTCGGCGCCATACAGCAATTCGGCGGCTTGCCGAGGGAACTGAATCAGGCTGAACTCAATGCCATATACAATCAGTTAATGGCCCCGTATACGACAAAGGCTCCGGTTGCGCAGGGCATAGTGGGTAACGGTGTTGAATATACGGTCCAGCAGGAACCGAGCCTTTTCCAGCAGATAGCGCCTTTGTTGATTAAAGCGGGTGAAGCGGCGGCGTCCGCAATAGCAGCAAAATCTGGAAATAAAGGAAAAAAATAGATAGGTGGTATAAATGCCGGTTGTAAGAGCTGCAAAAAAAACGACAGGTCTTGAGTCCATGTCGAAGGCTTTGTCCGAGGTATTGGACACGATTACCCAGATAAAGCAATACCGGGGCCAGCAGGCGATGAATCAGGCGGCGCTGCAGGCAATGGCTGGTGCGGGGACTCGCGAAGACAAAATAGCCGCAGGACATCAGGCGGTAACTGATACGCGCGAGCAGAGTCAAACGTCACAAGGCTTGCTCCAGGACATAATGTCTGCTTTCGATCCTCGCGTACCCTCGTATGTCGGCAATGCGCCCATTGAGGCGCTTCTTACCGGAGAAGCCGTCAGGGGAATGCTCAGACCCACTGCAACCGTAGACCCCGAATCCGAGAGGCGCAAGAACATAGAATACTGGTCCGGGATGTATAACGACGCCGCAAAAACGCTGATGGGGTTTAAAGCCTTATACGAAGACGACGAAAAGTATGCCGACCAGATAAAGCAGGCAGAGACGCTGATGAAGCACGCCCAACAACAGTTGCGTCAATTAGGGATAGGTGTTCCGCAATCAGCGGGCAATGTCAATCCTGGCGATGTTGATGCTGTAAGTATGGCGGACCCAAAGGTGACGACCGGCGGCAATGCGCCTGTGCTTAACGATTCGACTCCGGTAGTGAAAGAGGAAGGTCCGCCTGTACCGGCTGATTTAGGATCGCGTTCTGTGCCGCCCCTGGCGATTCCTCTTAACGATTTGTTATTTTATCGCAATAAGATGGACCCCGCGTCGATTGAGGAATTAAAGACGATATTGGCAACGGGAGATGATGCTCTGATTGCGCGCGCATACGAGAGAATGAAACAGGTTTATGGCGAAAACACTACAAAAACCAAATAAGTCCGGCGGCATATTCGCAGATTTAATGCCGCAACAGCCGACTACCAGGCCCGGTGGTATATTTGCGGACTTATTGCAAGGCGGGGTAAACATCCTGTCACCCGGCGTGATAGAGTCCCCGGACACGGACGCGCCGATAGTGGCTTCACCTACGGTAGATCCTCAAATGCTGTCGAGAGTAAGCTCGGCGCTTGCGGAGCCGCAGGCGCAGGAACCCGGGCGCGATGTTCGGATGGGAGCGACTAAGGCAGGTCAGTACACGCCGGGCGGATTGGCGATAGTGCCGCCCAAAGGAAAGCAACGGCCGCCGCTCGTAGAACGTACAGCCAAGCAATACGCCAACGAAGCAGCGTTGAATATGGCCGAACAATCGCGGCCAGACGCCGGTACGGTCGAAGCGGTGACGTGGATGACATCCTCAAAAATGGAGAAAATCTTTGAGGAGATGGACGCCAATCCTGGATTATGGAACAGGATAAAGCAAGCCCCGAAATTGTGGTGGGCTATGACGTCGAGTTATTACGGCCCTAAAGACAAGGCGCGGCAACAGGTTGCAAAAGCGGAGCTTGAAACGAAAAGGCCGTCAGTGGCTTTTGACGTGCCACAAGCAGAAACATCAGCAGAAAAGGCTGTCGATATTGGGGCGGGCCTCGGTGCATTTATTTCTCAGATACTCGTAGCGAGAAAGATTGTCCCTGCTGGCACTGTGCTTCCGGACGCCGTTGCATGGGAAATGGTAAATCGTGCTAACGGGGGAGTGCCTGGACAGGGCGCAATGACGAGAGGTGCATTGGGAGGTATTGGAGCCATACCAACGGGCACTGCTGCCGGCAAGATTGCAAAGACCGGCGCAGAATCCGGACTGTTTGCGGGACTGACCGGCGTTATGGGCGGCGATGCCGAAGATATGATTGTATCTGCGTTAGTTCCGGTTGCGTTTAATACATATAACTTTGCTCGCATGAGGTCGAGTCTCATAAAACAAGAAAAAGGGCTTCGTAGCGCCGCGACTCAGAAATACCAAAAAAGTCGCCGCGAGGGCATGACGGAAGTAGTTGCTCGGAAACACCTTGAAATTGATATGCGGGCCATAGATAAGGCTGTCGCAAGGGCGAAACAGACTATTTACAATACAGATGCTTTTGCCCCAGCGGGAGACAGATGGAGGGCAGAACAACGGCGATTATTGAAAATCGTTGCCACTGGCAAGCCCGGCTCAGCTAAAGTCAAACGGGCACAAGGAATACTCGATTGGATGACTGAAGCTGTCCCGCCGGGGACCGAAGCTCCTGAAGGATTAAAATTGCCAACTACCAGAGCAGGCGAAATTGCGGCATCTGCTAAAGAGGTAGTGACCAAAAAAGGAACGAAGCCCACAAAGCCGTTGTCGGCAGAACAGTTAGGGATAGAAGCTGGGCAAAGACAAGCTAAAGGGCCAGATATTTTGGTAGCTAAAGGCGTGACGCCGATGGCCGGTGTTAGCAAGAAGGCCGATATTGCCCCAGAAAGTACGCAAGCCAAAGAAGCTACCGAAGTCACCCAAGAGTCTCTGACAAAAGGGTTATCGAGGGCGTTTGGAATAGAGACGGAAACGCCGAAGGCCGATGTTACGCCGGAGAAACGCGCCGAGGCCATAAATCGAGTCAAAGACATACTTTCTAAGGATCAGTTCAAGGAACTCGACGACGACGCAAAATACGATTCGGCCCGAAAGATGCTCGGCAAATACGGCATCGAAGCCACAAAAGAGGAGATTATCGGCTCTGAGGCCCAAACGACGGAAGAGGCGGCCGCAGGCCGGGTAGTAGAAGATAAAACGACTGGCGCGGTATCTGAGGCGTCTGAGACGGGGGTTGACGAGGCTGTAGGGGAGAAGGTAGATGTAAGACGCATTGGTGGTGAACGTACTGTTAGTGATGCTGTGCGAGAATTAGGTGAAGCGCAATTAGGAATAAGTAAAGCTATCGACGCACATGGATATGGGGGAATAACAGAAAAGGAACAACACCCCGATGTAGTAAAAGCGAGGCGTGTAATTGAACAGAAGTCTAATGCACTCTATGACGCACTCGAACCAAAATATAAGATTGGTGATATCGTAACATATCAGAGCTTTGCGCCAGCAGGAAGTTACAACGTGGCGCGGCGACAACCCGATGGCACTTTTACGGAAACGCCCAGCGAAGAAAGTACAGGCAAGCCAAAACAGGGAAAGTTGGTACAGGCACGATTTGATACATCTCAGGCGGCAGACAATATTTTGAGGATAGGAATGCCGTCAACTTTTGCATTACAGAACGTGGAAATAGAAACGTCGTCAGGCGTAAGGGAACAAATATATCCCAGCGACTTGGTTAATGGAGAAACTTTTAGCGACACAATCAGGATAAATCCTACCGAGGTTTTGCGGGATATAGTAGCAGAAAGTAAAGGTGTTTCCCAAAAAGGCGTAGTAAGCACGACAAAGAAGGCTATCAAGTCCACGCCCGCAACAAAGCCTGCTGCCGAGAAGAAACCGGCGAAAGCGAGCGACAAGGGCAAGGCCCCCGCCGAGGCAAAGCCGGGGGAGAAGAAGGGAGAGGCCAAAGAGCCGACGGTAGCCGCGACCAAGGCGGAGAAGGGAAAGGTTCACCCTGACAGCATCCGCGAGGGCCTAATCAAAAAACACGGGCAAGAAGCCTGGGACGAGGCATTTTATCGCTTAGCGGAGGAAGGCAAAAATGAACGCTTTACCGAACTGGACGAAAAACTTATTGATTTAGACCAAGCAGGTAAATTCAATTCCCCCGAAGCATTGAATCTGCGCCGTGAATACGAAACACTGATAGGCGACGAAATTAAGCTGCTGCCTGCCACAAAAAAGGAGACCCCAAGTGAAGCCAAAGAACAAGCCCGTACTGAGTCTGAGCCAGGTGCAGAGGTACACGAGCGGGAAGCAGTTGACCTTACACCCACAGGAAAACTCGACCCGACAAAAGAAGAAGACGCCCTCAAGATAGTCGAACTACATCGGCAAGAGATTAGGGGCCGTGAATCTGCACACGGCGGCGTAACTGAGGAAATACCGCGAGAAGGCGGTGGTACAGAAGAAGTAGTTATGTACTCTACCGAGGAGGTAGACCAAGCCTACCGCACCGTTCAAAAGCAAGTCGATTCGCCATTGCGTGACACTAATCTCTTCGCAATGCCCGGCAAGGAATCACAGATGGAAGCTATTGGCAAGAAGATGGAGCGTCTTGCCAAGAAGCCTACGTTCCCGGCAAAGAGGCGTGGCGTAAGTATACCGAGACCGAAGAATCTGCCGAGGGTAGCCAAAGACAGAGCCGAGATAATTAAGGCTGTTGCGATAGCAAAGGCAAGCGAGCAAAGCCGATATGCAAGCAACGGTCTATATGTGGATGGTGATAATCTCGTTGCCACCGACGGCAGAAGGCTGTTTATCGCAAAAGGCAAGTGGGGCAAAGACGGGCTTTATATGTCGCCCAACCTAAAGACGGGCAAACTTGGCAAAGCGGATACCGAGGGCCTAAAATTCCCGCCCTACAAAAATGTTATTCCCACGGATTACAGCGATTCCGACGCCATTGAGATACGGGACTTGGATGTGGTGTGGCGCAGATTGCGCAAAGCCGATATCATATCGAGCGCCAAGGACATGCCCGGCGTTCTTATTGTATTAAACTCCGATGGTACTCTGGGTTTTGCTGCGGACGCCAGCGAGGTAGGTCATGTCGAAATCAACGTCCGCGAAGGCGCGAAGATACTCGGCGGAATGGACCCGCAATTCCTTATGGACGTACTGGCCTTTCACGCAAGACGCGGCGACAAACAGATAGAGATGTGGTTCCCGGTCCCGGACAGGCCGATACTGACAAGGTCACCTCACGACAAGACATTAACCGTGACAATGCCGGTGAATGCGGGCGATGCGAGCGAGTCGTTGGCCGAAACAATTGACCCGGCAAAGAAAACACAGAGGCTAAAGGCCGAAGCAGAGGCAAAGGCTAAAAAGGAAAGCGAGGCCGCAAAATCGCCGGTAGAAGCGAAGAAACCGGCGACAAAGAAGCCTCGCGGTAAAGCCGCCGGAGCCACAACAATTATTCCCGACCTTGCCGCCGAAGTCCACGGCATTGTCAGTAAAACCTACAAGAATCCGGTAAAGATGAGTAAGTCTCTTTATGGGTTGTACCGCCGAAATCTCCGGCGCGCCACAAATTACATGCGCACCCTTGGCGGCGCAGGCGAAAAGCTTGCCGACGATATTGATCAGATTACTTATCGAGTCACCAAGAACACGAACAACGACTTGCAGGATATACGCAATGTGTTTCGGGGATTGAGTAAGAACCATAGGGAGACTGTCTGCAAGCTTATCAATGATCGCATACCAAAGAACAAGGCCCCTAAGAATCTCGTCGAACGCGCCGACAAGATTCGCGCCATCCTCGACAGGGCGATGAACGACGCGGCAGACCTTGATATGAAGCGTACTGTCAGGGGAGAGAAGATCCCCGTTGGCGGTTCCGGCAAGGCATATCCGCAGGTTCCTAATGCTAAGGGGGTTGCGTTTCTCGAAGAGGCTGCGTCCGCAGGCAAGGGGTCGGCTACCGTATTCGCGTGGGCTAACGAACAAGTCCAGGGCGGCAAATTTGAGGATGTGGATGCGGCAATAACGGCATTGCAGCGCTTCCGTGATAATCGGATGCGGGGCCTCAATACGTACCTTGAAAGCGAACGGGTCGAGTTGCCCGAAGATATGATCGAGTGGGACGGCATACATACCTTGCCGCACTTGATTGAGAGAAACTGGATGACCGTCGAGGGCGTCAGGCAATGGGGCAATAACTTCGGCAGGGCGCACAGCCGAATAGAGACCATCAAGAATCAGCGCGGCACCGATGACGCCTACAGAGTTAAACTGTTCATTGAAACATCATTTGGTATTAAGTCTATCGCGAGCCAGTTTTCCAAAGAAGTATCCCGGCAGGTCCGGGGCTACCAGTTCATTACCAAAGTTGGACTAAGCCCTCTGACTATTATGCGAAACATGTTCGACCGTATCGCCAAGGGTTTTACGATTTCGCCATTAAGCACGATTAAGGCTTCTATAAAGTACCCGCCGTTCATCAACCAGTTTATCAGGTCGGCGCAGAAACACGAAGACTGGATGATTCGCAGCGGTGCAGTGTTCGGGCATGGCTCTTTGTCAGAGGGTTATGAAGCAGGTAGTGTTATTACCGAGCTTGCATCGGCACCCTTCAGCTCGTCCGAGCGGGGCAACCAGGTTTTCATAGCGATGGTCCAGTACGACAAGTTTCTCCGCGATCTCTCAAGGCTCAAGGGCAGGGACAAGGTGCTGGCGAGGCTAATGAAGCCGGCTAGTTGGATTTGGGGCAGCAGCGAAAGAGCGCTCAAATACAGAATCAGCGAAGCTGCGGGAGAAAAGGCGCTTGAAAAAGCACTGGCTGGCGAGGAAATGACTCAGGAAGAGATTGAGTTCATGCTGCATAAGACCGTTAGGGACAAGGCGTTCCCGATGGTCCTGAGTACCAAACCGATATGGTACGACAACCACCCGTTCGTCAAAATGCTTGCGCAGTTCAAAACGTGGCCGATGTCGCAATTGAATATGATCTGGCGGGATGTGGCTAAGTACACGGTCAAGGCGCATGACCCATCGCGGCTCATAGGCTTCCTGATAGGCACACTGATAGCAGGCGAACTCTACAATATTCTGAGGGATTTCCTGTTTGATAAGAAAGAATCGCTCCTGAGCCAATACGTCAAAGACGAAAAGGAACGCGAAGTTGCTCTTGCAATCGTCAATGATCTGTTAGACGGCGGCGTTGTCGGGATGCTGGCTGATTTCAGTTACGGTATTTACGATTGGGTGACTGGCGTCTCGGCCCGGACGGCTAAGAATACGTGGGATACCGCACTGCACATCAAAAAGAGGCCCTCGCTGACATTTCACGCCCTCGAACGCCTTGCGGAGAAGGAATTAACGCCGTACCGGCAGGTTAAAAGACTCGCCGATAAGGTGGACCGCAAATGGTTCAATGAAAACAACATCAGTAAGGCCCACTACAAATGGAGGGCTGAATCATGGAAGTACCGAGAAGGAAAGAAAAATCCGACGGCAATGGATAAGGTTGGAGCTTATGCCGACCGCGTAATGATGGGAACGCAAGACTACGGCGTAGGTGAAAACACGCTTGCTTACGAACTTGCCGCCAGGCAGGTGATAGTCGGCGATGTCCGCGACGCGGCTAAGTACCTTCGGATCATTCTCAGGGACGCCGACGATAGGGCCGCCGCAATCAGGTCTATTCGTTCGAGTAAAACGTCCAGGTCGCCGTTAGGCAAGGTGGCGCAGAAGGACAGGTCGAAATTCCTAAAAGACTATTCACTTGAAAGCAAGAGAGAGGCTATGGCTGTGCAAAACAAGTACCTGCGCAACTATGAAAGGGCGTTGCGTCTCGCAGCCGCCAAGAAGAAATAGGTGATTACATGAAACACATTGAGAAGATTGTAATAATAATGGCCGTGATTGCATTGTTGTTGGTTGCCGATTACGTATCCGGCCAGCCGGTTACGGGGTCGTTTGTTGCTTTGGTAATACGGATACTCGAAAACGACAGCACCAACGAGAACAATGCGATTCCCTTCATAGCCGACGGCGATACCGACGGCGGCACTGTTCGCCTGGAAATGGACAGCGATTTTACGTACAATCCCTCCACGGGGACGGCAACAGCCGGAGAGTTCAAGGGCGGCGGCAGCAACCTTACCGATATTCGCGGCACTGACGGAGCCTTCGGTACGAGTTGGGACGGCGATACGCACGCGCCGGAAAAAGACGACGTCTACGATGTCATGCGAGAGCAGCGGTTTTCGGTTAAGGACCACGGCGCCACCGGCGACGGCACAACGGACGATAGTACGGCGATACAGGCGGCATGTACTGCTGCTGGGGGCGGAGATGGTACGTCACAGGGCATAGTCTTCATTCCCGAAGGCGTTTATCATTGTGATAGTTCCATTACCGTTCCCGGCAGGGTGAGCATGAAGGGCGTGGGTTATGGTTCAATCCTCAAACCCGACCTGGACGGTTCGACTGATTTTCTCATTCAAGGCGACCAATCGAGCTCTCAGGGGTGTGTTATATGGAAAGACTTTGCCATATTAGCAGACAAGCAAACCGATGACGGCGGGGCTGTGAATTCGTGCCGAAATGCAATGGTGATAACTATGATGCATGAAAGCCGTTATGGTCCTATTACCATTTTGTGTGACGCCGAAGAATACGGCCTTTATGTGATTGGCTGTATTCAGACTTATTTCGATATTAACATAGGGACAATATCGACATCCGCAAGCTATGCTCGTCCCGACAATGGCATCTACGTGCGCAACTGTGACAACGGCACGGCCGACCCGTTTACTGGGGTTGTTGACGCCGGAAGCGATACCCAAAACAACCGCCTTGAATTTCACTTAGCACTGTCTGGGATTAACGATACGACCGCCGGGTATGCAATGAAGTGGGACGAAACATTCGGCGGCGGTACTGCCGGCGGAATGAATTCTAAGGTGATAGGCCGGATAGAAGGCAATGCTAATGAGTATGGTTTTTACGGTGAAGGTCTTAACACGGTTGATTTCGAGAACGTATATACCGAAGCTGGGGGAACCGATAACAACAAGTTTTATTTGAAAACCTGCGAGAATATCAATGCCATGAATTGCAGGTTTGGGCGGGGACTTTACATTGAAGATTCTCAGGGCATTACCTTGGGGCCTGGAAATGAATACGCGGATATAGATATTGAATCGGACGTGTTCGACGTTCATTTTCTCGGTTCCAGTAAGATGTTGGCCAGTCATACTTATGTCCAAATAGGCGACAGCAACGAGATTGATATTGACGCCGCCGGTGTTCGGTCGAGCGGGATAATGTTCTTTGATTCGCTTAACAATCGGGGTGTATCTTTTGGCGGGGCGGATACAATCAACCTTTTCACCAATTCAACGTTTGAGGATTGGAATTCCGACAGACCGCAGGGGTGGGGCAAGGACGCATCGGCGACGTGGACTCAGTGCGGAACGGGACTTACGGACACAACTAACCATTGGGACACTTATTCCGTGAAATATAGTGCCCAAGGCCAAACAAGTTCCTATACCGTCCCATCAGGCGTCTTGTCAATGCTACAGGGCGACCTTGCGACATTCTCAATCTGGTGTAAATTTGCTTCCGGGCAAAGCCCTACGGCGCGTTCCCAGATTCAGGTTTTTCGTACAATAACAAGCGGCAATGAATCAGACACGATGTTAATCTATTCCTCCGAAGACGATACATGGCATCGAAAAACCGTAACATTTCACGTACCTACGGATTGCACACAGATAGATATAAAAATCGAGACTCGCGGTGCTGCCGGCGTAGACGGAGATTTGTACTTAGCCGAACCATATCTGGCTAAGGGTGTCGTTGCCCCCGCAGGCGTAGTGAATGAAATTGACAGTCAGACAAGAAAGTGGCTGGCGGAGAATGATGTCGGCATAGCCACCACCGACCCCAACCACCCCTTAGATGTGGACGGCACGGTACAGGCCGAGAAGTATCTGCACAGAACTGTAGCCGTTACGGCCTCTGCCGATGATACGGACGTTGACGACGCCGATATTGTCACAGTGGACACAAGCGGCGGGGCAGTTACATTGGGCGGGTTCGCCAACGGCGATGCGGGGCAATTGCTTTACGTCTGCGTGGTTGACTCCACGGCGGCTACTACGCTCGAACACGCCGAAGGTGCGGGCAGTCAGGATGTGTACCTGTCTTCGGGGGACGATGAAACTGTGGCTATTGGGGCATACGGAGGCTGGCTGTTACAGTACAACGGGTCCAATTGGTACGAGGTAACAGCCGGGGGAGCGGCGGGTGTCGAAGATGACGTATATGCCGCCGGTTGGAATGGAGACCAAACCAACGCGCCTTCTCAGAATGCGGTATACGACTATCTCGTCCAATTCGACGCCGACGCTGATGGCGATTTCACGGATGAGGGTTGGTTCCCCGCCGGTGGGGCGGTTGCATGGGACGATATTACAAATCCGGACGCCGACGACACAATCCAATACACGGGATATGAAATCACTCTGAGCAGCACGCTCGACGAAGCTGCGCACACAGCACTTACCCTGGACCACACCGATGCCGACCTTGCCAATGCGACCACAATATTCGGCATTCAGGGCGTAGATAACGATTCTGCCAACCTGACGTTCTTCCATATCGAAGATGATTCCGGGGGTACGCCAGATACTATTTTCAAAGTGGATACAGGTGTTCACGTCGGGGCCGACGATGAAATCGCCCACCTAACCGTTCACGACGCCGGAACCATTGTCCTGTACGATGATTCCGACGATACCAGCGTGACACTGGGGCCGGTTGGCGACGGCGGGACCGTTCTGGGAGTAACGGGGACAATAAACGCCACGGCCTTACAAGTGGGCGGCAGTGCGGTTTACTACGCTGGTGGTACGGATGTTGCCGATGCCGATATGGTAGATGCCCACTCCCACGCAGCCGATTCCATTGACGCTATTACAGAGATAGCAGCGGCCCTGAAAAGCGGCTCGGATACAACGTTAATCACCGGCACAAAAGCGGCGAACGGTCAACTGGCCATGTTCAATGCAGACGGAGATTTGGTCGATGCCTCTAAAGCTGCTTCGGCAGTAGGATCCACCGCCTATGACGATATTGGAGACCCGGATGCGGCGGGCAGTATAAGCTTTGATGCGGCAGAAGGCGGTACGTACACAAGCTCTGATGCCGAGTGGGTAGGCATAACCATTTCTAACACTGTTGCCGACAATACCGGTGATTCAGAACTCTTAACCCTTGCCTTCACGGACGATGGCGACACGAATATGCACTATCTGATAATGTCCGACGCCGCCGGTACACAGCAACTTGAGTTCATTCAGAACACAGCCGACGTACAAGTAACAAGCGCCGGAGACCTGAAGTTTATTGCGGGCGGCGGCGATTTCGACTTTGCCGACGACAACATAAATACGACAGGAATTGCCACTTTTGGCAGGTATGCAACATTTTCATACCAGAATGACACTGCCAACGTTTCTCCGTTTATAAGGCTAAATAGAGCATTGGCCGGAGGTGCCGATGTTGAAAACGACGATGAACTTGGCGATATTCGTTTTTATGGTATGAGCAATGGCGGATACCAACTGGGTGCTAAAATTGTCGCAGTGACGGATGGTGCTGTCGGCGGTGCAACGGACATGCCGTCTGAATTACAATTTCTCACGTCAGCCGATGGTTCTGCAACACCTACACTTGCGATGTCGATCAGTGCTGCTCAAGTAGTTACTTTTGCCAACGACTTGGCGGACTCAGAGATTGCTGACGACATTACCTGTACCAATTACCTCGATCTGGCAACGTATGATTCCGGTTCAGACGGCGGGGTAGACGACGTAGACGCCGAAGTGGTGGCCCTGAACGAGTTAAGCGATGTGACGATTGGCAGTGCCGACGATTGTGATATTTTAGTTTATCAGGCCACTCCCGCAACGGCATGGATAGACGTTGCTATGAGCGGGGATGCCACGATTTCCAATACCGGGGTGGTTACGGTTGACTGGACGAATCTTACAGAAGGCGAGCTATCGACGGGCGTGGTGGTCAGCGACGATATTAAGGACGATACGATAGAGTCTGACGACTATGCTGCTGGCTCGATAGACGATGAACATATCGCCGACGATACGATCCAGGAACCCGCGCTGAATGTCACAAACGCAGGCGCTGAAGGCATAGACAATTACGTGCTATCCTACAATCATGCCGGGACTAACTTTACTTGGGTAGAAATGACAGGTGGGGCCAACTATGTTACCAACGACGCAGACGATACAATGGCGGGGGATTTGACTCTCGATGACGACGATGTTGGGACGGCCCTGACGGTTCGTGCCGACGCTGCGAATACAGGGGCCAGCATAGGGTTACTTATCACTACTGACGACGACGACAATGCCAATTTCGACCCGTTCGAGATACGCGACGATTCAGGCTCAGGCAATGACCTGTTGTTTTTTATAGACCACACAGGAGCGGTGACTACTGGCGAGTGGAAAGGCACGGCTATAGCCGATACTTACGTTCCCGATGATATTACAATTGACCTTGCCTCCACGGCCACGGTTGCCACTACGGTAACGATTACCGACAATGAGGACACTGCCGAGAATAACCCGTTGGTGTTCGTGGCCGGTGGTGATCTTGACGGCGGCGATTTGGGCCTCGAAACCGATGGAACGACGTATTACACCCCATCGACCGGAGTTATCACCGCCACGGGCTTTGCAGGAGCGTTGACGGGCAACGTGACGGGCGACTGTACTGGCAGCTCAGGCACTTGTACGGGTGCGGCTGACGTAGGAACTCACGTTACCGTCACTGACAACGAGGACCAGGACGAAGAGAATGAGGTTGCGTTTGTAGAGGACGCAAGTGGACCGGGCAATGTTGGATTGGAGTCTGACAGCGGGTTTACGTATAATCCCTCGACTGGGACCTTGACGGCGGCTGCATTTGCAGGGGCTTTGACGGGTGCGGTTACAGGCAACGCAGATACATGCACGACCGCCAGTGCTGGCGACGCGGCGGTAGACTTCTTCGGAGCCGGTGTTGACGCCGTTACCGACGCCACGACCTGTACCGACATCGAAGGTACAAAGCTTTCAATTACAGACGGCACGCTCAATTGCACCGAAACCGATTCAGTCGTTGGTGCGGTATCGGGTATCGTCAAGGCCGACGGCGGGGGCAATATTTCGGCGGCGGTAGCAAATACTGATTACGAGCCCGCATTGACGGACGAGGCCAGTCTGTACACGACACTTTCAGATGTAACTCAGTTTTACGAGGCCGGAGATGAAGACAGTATTGCGGCGGCGATAGCGGAAGGTGAATTGGCCGACTCCATAGTCATCACAGATGACATCAAGGACGGCACGGTAGCGGCCGCGGATTTGAACGCTACGTTGGATTTGTCCAGTAAGACAATCACATTACCTGTAAGGCCGAAGACGCAGGAACATCACATGACCTTCAATCTGTGGAATCCTAATGCTATGTATGACAACGATACCCAAGTTTGTGTATGGCCCACTACACCAGCGGCCCTAACCATCACGAAAATAACGGTAACATGTGACGCAGACCCGGACACCGAGCTCGAGTTTGATTTGAAGTGGGCCGATGCGTTTATAGGCTTGGCGAACGCCGCCGTAATAGACGAGATAGACACCACCAGTGGTACAACGTCGATTGCGGCTGGTTTTGACGACGCCGATGTTGCTTCTGGAAAGTGTATCTATATTGAGTTTCAAGCGGATCCCGACTCAGGGATAAAGCAAGTATGTGTTGATGTGACATTTGATTGGGACTAAAGGAGAATTAACATGGCAGACAGAAACGGAAAAGGACCGAGGGCGCGTAGCCCCAAACCGAGTCGTAGATTAGCCGGGGACAGACGCGGCGGCTGTAAAACGACAAGGTCAACAGGTAGAGGCAGGAGATAAGAAAATGGCATTAACAGTAGGCGTAACAAAGTTATGGCCGGTACTTGAGGGCGCAGGCCAGATACGTATTGGCGCAGAAGTAGTTCTAAACGATGACGACACCGAGCACCGAATGACCGATACCTTGGAGCAAAAACGGAAATCGTTCACTACTAATACCGAAAAAACGGCAGACCCGGAAGTTCAGGCAGGTCTGATAATAGCGGAAATGAATGCGTGGATTCAGGGCTATAAGGACGAAAAAGTGGCATTTAATCACGCCAAAATGGGTGCGTTTATAACAGCCATAAACGAAGGGGCTATACTATGAAGCGAAGATATTATGGAAAAATAATGCGGTTTACACTGGTCTCGCTCGCGGTTTTGTGCATGTTCGCAATATGCGTAATGCCGTTGAAACCGGCCAGCGCGGCATTGACGATGACGACCTCAATAGACGAAGTGGATGCCTGGCAGGCAGTAACAGCGGGTACAATGGGTGAAGGTACGGCAGATAGCATATCAGACAGCTACAAGACTTTGCTCTATATTGAAGTGGCTATGATTGAGGCTGTAGCGCAAGACGGGGTTACTGTCATCGTAGAAATATCGTATGCCGATGACAACTGGATGAAGCTAACGGAATTCACAGGCACAGCAGAGACGCCAGCTACGACCCAGACGGCGGAAGACCCGACAAGCGCAGGCGATTCCACAGTTACGCTTGATGACTCTTCTACTGGCGACTTTGACGTTGTTGGCCGAAAGTGGTTCATCAAAGACAGCACAATTGGCAATTCGGAGTCGGTGAGGACAAAAAGTGACAACGCTAACGTGGTTACTCTATGCCAAGACACATTAAGGGAACATGCCGTTGATAGCAATGCTTACGACAGGGTAGACGAATGGGTAGTGAGTATTCCTTTTGGCGCAGCTTACGTAAGAACTTTAGTCAATAATACCGATGCAGATTCGGACGTTGCTTTTACAACTCGCGTTTCTAAGGTTACGGCAATCCAATGAAAAAACTACTACT